CCAGGAAAAACTTTGATCATCGTTCCTGTAGTTGCTATTGATAAAGCAGACTCAATAGTTAGTTTCGCATTTAACAAATTGAGTCCGCTATTAGCATCATCTCCACTTTTAGAAACATATATGGTATTATCTACCCCTGTCGCAATTTGTGCTCCCAGAGTATTAATCTTTTGCCTTTGAATCTCAAAGGTATCAGTTTTATTTACTACTACTTGATTTGGCATCTTTTATAAGCTCTTTGAGGAGACCTTTTATCTCTGATATTTCATCCTTCAATTTATTTATATCATCTAAAGCGGAGTTGAACTTGCCAGTAAAAGATTGCCTAGTAGGCTTTTCTGTATTGATTATTGCACCGGTAGAGGGGTCTCTATACAACCCCTCATGCCCTTTCACTTTTATCATTAGTACGAAGCAACCACTCTCAAATCTTGAACCTTTGGAATATATGCTGGATCAACGGTTTGCATTACAATCTTGACTGCAAAGGAACTAAAATTCTGTAAGTTTGCTGCACTATACTTCAGTTCTTGATATGATCTTTGCTCCTCAAATTCTCCAGAAATTGTATTGGTTGCCGTTGCAACTTCTTCTGTATCTGGATTGCCATTTGTATTGAATGGCGTCCAATTAATATCTTCAAAGTTCTCTTGAGAAGAAGACTTCTTAGTCTTGTAGAATACTTTTACATTTTCCACATCTTTCAAGTTTACCGTAATTCTAACATCAATAGCACTACCATCGGAATTTAGAGAAACTTCTTTAGTTACATACTTGGCAACTGCAGAAGTATTCTTAGAACTATCTTCTCCAACATAATCAACACCATTTTCAAATGTCATAGAAGAAACTTTGATAAATTGAAGTTCTTCTACAGTTAGATCATCTGTAAAGATGAGATCATTTACTCGGAAAATATCATTTTGTTGATCGCCAACCGAAGTCTTTCTTGCATAATCACTTCCAACCAAAATTGGATCGTTGAAATTATCATTTATTGGTTGCTTGTTATTTTCAAGAATAAGTTCTCCTAGTTGAGAATCCCAATTGATAACTTTACCCGAGATTTTATTTTCGTACTTGATAGTTACATCACTTGGATTTAGCGATACAATTGTTGACCCTACTGTGAAGTTTGGAACTACTTCTGTGGAACCAAAAGCAGAAATTGCAACTATCTTGCTGTTATCATCTCCACCAAAATACTTAGGATTGTAGAAGTCGCCATTCAACTGAGATTGTGATGAGAAGAATAATTCCTCATTCGCTTCAAAAGAACTGATACTAGTCAGTCTAACCCATACCGTGTTATTGGAGTACTTGATAATTTCTCCTTTTGCCTTTGAAGTAATACCCTCAACAGATTGATTTATCGCAACATCAACTCCATCATTTCCAGAAATTGCAAATGAATATACTGGGAAGAAAGATAGTTTTTGATATCTCTTACCAAAACGATCTTCTTTACCTTTTGAATTCTCTACTCTATTTGAGTATGTCTTCACAGAAGAAGATGCGATATCAATCACAGGAGATAGGTATGAAACTGTTGATGACAATTCAACTTTATATCCTAAAGAAGTATCAATATCATTAAGTGTGCTATTGATTTCTGAAGTTATAACTTTTTGATTATTGAAGAATTGCTCTTCATTCAAGAAAGTTTTTTCATAATCTGAAATTGAATATGACTTATAGTTTTGAGTAGAGGAATCAACAGGAATAATATTAGTAGTCTTCACAAATGAATTGATAGAAGTTCCCTCTGATTGAATATAGTTTATTTGAGCATATAACTTCTCATACTTTCTATTATAAGAAGCAATTACAGAACTACCTCCTCCAAATACGCTGCTTCCAGCTCTAAATGGAGCCTTGATGTCATAACTATCAATACCAGAATTGGTTACTTCAAATAAATTTGTATTCAATACAGAACTTGTAATTCCACCAACATCTCTTGCATTATCAAAGAATACGTAAGAATTACCTTCTCCTTCAAAACCATGATTCTTATGAGTGACTCTTACAATCTCATTATTGTTTTTGAATAAAGTTGAAGTAGCAGTAGAATCTGATCTAGCAGAAGTTTCAAAAGGATCTATAGATAATCTTTCATAACCGAGAGGATCATTTTTCAAGAACAACTCTGCTGTTCTGCTGATATCAAATTCTGCTCTGTATAGAGTAAACTTGACATCTTCAAATAAATCTTCAGTCCAATTATCAGTATTTTGAGACTTATAAAGAGAACCTAGTGCAGGTTGTGTTGTAACAGTTACACTAGTTGCAATATCAGGTTCTCCAAGTTTTGAAGCCCACATCATGTAATCTGTGGAATCAGTTTCTACTACAAGTGCATACTCAATATTATTTTGTAGATAAACTGGGTGCTTGAACTTGAAGTTTGTTGGAGTTACAGAATCAAATGCTCCAAAATTATTGAAATCATCAACTGCAACACCCATGGAAACTGCAGGACTATTGATCTCAATATTTGCTCTTACGACTGCTCCTGCTGCACCAGATCCAACTCCTCTAATAACAACTGATGGATTTTCTGTATATCCACTACCACTCAGAGTTATCTCAGTAGCATAAATTTTTCCTCCAGATACCTTGCAAACAGCGGATGCTGTGCTTCCACCTGGAAGTTGCGGACTTTCAATAGTGAGAATTGCACCTTCGTAATTTGATCCTGTGGAATCAATAACAAGTTCTGAAATTTTGCCAGAATCTTTGGCAATCTTTAGAGTTAGATTTGTTGAATTTTTATTGTTAGATACTGTTAGTGAGTTGGTATTTACCTGTTCATCTTGAACAAATGTCTTACCATTATGGTTAGATAGAACAAATGTATATACTTGCTCATTTGTTAGATTGTAAGTTCCATCTGATAATGGAACAACTTCAACGTTGCTTCTATCAAAGATCTTTTCTAAAGGACCAGAAGCACCTGACTTAGCACCATTTACAAGTTCTCCCTGCTTTACAGAAAGATTGCCGCTAGCGAATACCTTCAACTTTGTCTCTGGATTCAATACACATTCAGTTCCAGGAACAATATTTTTAGATGGTTTGCCGAGATCTACGTTGGTTAGATAAACTCTGATTGGAATAGTAGAACTCTTCTTATTGAAGAATAGATCAACTCCAGTAGTAAATACTCCACCTTGGTAATTTTCAATTTTGAATGTCTGCGCCAAAGGATTTGGCTTTACTTCAATATCTGTATTGCTATCTGTTAATTGAATACCTTCATTTGCTTTGAAGTATGAAGGTCTAGTAGAAATAATAGAACTTGGATTTTCTGGAAGAATGCCAGTAGCATAGTACTTCACTTCTGCATAAGTATCTACTTCATCCTTGTTGGCATTTACAGAACTAGATGTAAATCTAATAGTCTTGACGCCTGTTGGGAATCTTAGTTGATCAGTATTCGTATCATAAGAAACTGTTTGAATATCGTTAGTCCATGAAGTTCCTTCTACAGGAGGATATCCACCAGGAATAATAATGATACCACTTGCATTACCATTCTCATCAGTAACTACTGATCTACCAAATGCTGATGGAGAATTACCTGCAATACCAGTAAATCTAGAATCGGGAACAACCCATCTTCCGATATCTTTACCTTCCATGAATACAAAGACCTGAGTCTTTGGCTTCATTCTTCTTATAACGTATTTTACATCTTGACTTCTAGCAAATAGTTGTAGTGAATTTGCTACTGACTTGTTGCCAATAGTAGTCTTACCTACGCCTTGAGCTAATTCGTAGTTTTGTGGTGTGATATTTGAACTACTTGAAACAAGAGCAAGATCTACATTTGCAGATGATTTTTCGCTATCTGTTTGAGTTAGAGGATCAATATTGAAGAATGTTCTATTTGTACCTATCCAATTGATAATTGAACTATTATAGATGCTTGAGAATGCTTCTTCTGCATTTGATTTAGCAGAGAAGATAGAGAACAATCCAGTATTGTCATTTACGACAATTGGTTGAATTGAACTATCATACCAAGTATCAACCTGTGGGAATAAAGAACCATCGCCTGCATACTGAATAACAACAAATGGATTTGGATTGACAGTCTTAGTAGCAAATTTATTTGATACTAATTCTAGATTTGTATAAGGTAAGGTTACAATACCATTATTATTTGTGTAACCGTATATTGATCTCTCATCATTTGTAGTAAATACTTCTCTTAGAGAGATTGAATCTTCTTTTACCTGAGGTCTTAGTACTGATTGCTGAGTGTCAATAGAGCACTCATAATCAATAGACTTTAGATTTCCTACCTTATGATATTCAAAGTTATCAACAATAAAACCACTCTTGAATCTGTCTAAACCAATTTCATCCTTTACTTGCATATTGAGAGCTTGTTGCTCAAGAATGCTGAGAGTTGTATAGTGCTCAAGACGCTCAATACGCTTCTCAAGTTTTCCAATATCCCTCATCGTATATCTACGATTGTCAACTGGAATAATCTTTACATCCTTACTTGTCGTAGTAAAAGCAGGAACATAGATGTAGTAAAGAGGAATACTATCATCAATAGTTTCTGGTTTTGCTGGATTTAGTGAGGAGTTTCCTTCCTTGATAGCAAACTCTCCCTTCTTGGCTAGGAATACCCCATCAATTCTATCAAGATACTGAGTCTCGCTGAATGAAATAGTAAATTCTAAATTGGAGTCTATAGCAGGAGTGCTGCTAGCAATTCCTCCTGGACCAGCAAAACTGGAAGCATTTGTCTGTGATAGGAGTGATCTGTCCTGGAATCCTGTTACGATTGAATTAGAATCAACCTTTGGTCTGAAATCAATTACATTCTTGAGAGAAACATTACCAAAAACAGAAGAATTGAATGATGGGATTTCTTGCTCTCCAACACCTGCTTCATGTAAGTAAGAATCTACTGTACAGAAGTCTCCCTGAGAATGATCAAAGTAATCAAAACCAACTACCAATTGACCAACAGGTGGATCAAATCCTGGTTTCAATACAATTCGGGAAACATCATAGAATGTATCTCTTTGACCATCGTCAAATGTAAATCTGCTGGTGATATCATTACCACTAATTAGAACACCGTCAGAATCTACTACTGGAGGATTTGCTCCACCCTCATAGATATATCTTAGTTTGTAAACATCTGAATAAGTAAATACTTCGGTATCTGCTGTATCATAGTCATAACCACGTAGAGGAACCACTCTATCACCAGCAGCAGTAATTACAATTCTCTTATTTGCAATTGAAGTTTTTAGTCTTGGCTTTGCTTTGGAAACTTCTAAAGTGGCAGTAAGTTTTAGAGTTGGGAATCCAGTTCCAACATCACCAAAGAAGTCTGAAGGAAGAGTCAACGTAATGCTTCCTGAGGTAAGACCGCTGGTAGAATCAGTTGATGTGTTTATATTTACGTAACTATCATCAACATAGACAATATCTCCATTCTCAACTACGTTTGAATTTCCTTTATTCAGAACAGTAAAGATATAATTTTCTTTTGTATATGATACAAATCTTTGTGTTCCAAAAGGTAACTGAGCAGCAAATGTTAAGTTGCCACCACTAGAAGATCCTGTGGTTACAAAGTCTCTTCTGAAGTAATACTTGAATTTAGAATCAGATACATCTTTGATAAGAGACTTTACTTGCCTGCTTCCTGTGGGGAAGATGAGAGTTGATGTTGTTGTGTTTGCTTGTCTAGGTCTTACTCTAACAACAGATGAATTCAGTACATTTTCTTGTAAAGCAGAATCTAAGTAAATTCTTACTTTTTTTGTTCCTAAAGATTTGGTTGCATACTGAACAACAGATCTGTTTACAACACCAGTAGAGTCTGTAAACTGAATTAGATCTCCCTGCTCTACATAATTTGATCCATCATCTCCAAATCCATTACACTCAAGGAATTTATATCCCTTAGTACCAGAGAAAGTGAATGAAGTGACTTGATCGATGAAAGAATATTGTTCTTTGCTAAGCTCAGCATCTGCAGTAAATCTATTTGCATTTCCTGAACCAAATACTGAATAGAAAGATTTGATATTATCAGGAGAATAAGTCAGAACAGTATTTCTAAACAATACAGCAACTATTTCTGCTTCTGGACTTGGATCTGCAGCATCAGATGCTACTTCTGCTTTTACTACTGGAGGATTAGCGTAAGTTTGCAATAAAGAATTTCTATTTGCAACGGTGACCTTATAAAGAGCACTAGTGTTGTCAACACCGATAGAAATCTTTGATGAATCATACAAAATGCCATCAATAGAAATTTTTGTAGTTGCTTGACTATAACCACTACCTCTTCTTGTTACTACAAAATGAGAAATTGTATTCTCATTTGCAATTCTTCTTACGTTATTATCTTCATCAAAGATGGTCTCTCCTGGAATGAAGTTTCCATACAAAGTTTTTACGAACAGAGTATCGCCATATGAATAAAACCCATTTGGAGACCCTTCTACGACTCCATAAGCACCGCTTTTTGTGCCTACAATATATTTTCCTGCTACGAAAGTGTTTAGCGTTACAGGGGCATCTAGAGTTATCTTAGTGAAGAAGACTGGATTGAAGTATGATAACGAGAAAGTCGCATCATATGAACTAGATCCTTTCGATAATACCTTGTCGTTATTTGGATTGAATCCTGTTGGGAAATCTCTAAAATAGAAATTCTTTGGTTTCGCAACACCAACCAAAGGTGTAATAGAATTGTTATAATCTCTTACAATACCAAATTCCTGACCTGTTGGACTAATAGCTTGATTTCTATCTCTGAAGATTTTAGTTTCTTTTAGATTATCATTCTCATTATATTCTTTTAGATATGCATCTAATTGATCCTTTCTTCCATAAATGGTAAGTTCTAGATAATCAGTCGTACCTGTGCCATCAATTTCTGGTCTCTTTACAATAGACCATGCAACAGAGCGGAAAGAATCTACAGTATCTTCTGTCTTTCGGAACCATAGAGTTCCTAATTCAGTTTCAAAATTTGATTCTGTAATATTGGCAAAAGTGAATGTAGTGTCTCTTTGCTCAATATAAATGGTCCTAACTGCAATATCTTCATTACTAAAGGTTACTCCTTCGGAAGAGTATGCATATTCTGCACCTCTTCTGGAAACAGTTTTCTTATAGTTTCCTTCTGATGCGGTGGAATTCAAACCAACGCTAGCATCATTAAAAGTTGAATATAGAAAAACATTTGGATATGCAGTTAGTTCTGCGCCATCTGCGTTCAGAGGAACCGATCCATAGACGTTTGTAATCTTGAAGTCTACTAGACCTTTTCCTTTGATTGTAATATTGTCTCTCTCAATAGTATCTCTTGCTTTGTCTACTTCAAGAAACTTAGTCTCTTTATTTACAATTTCGTATCCTCTAACGTAAGCCTTACCAGGACCTACAGAGGCAATCATCTTTCTTTCTGCATCAACGA